TTGAAACCGTCACTTGGCCGAGTGGCGGTTTCTGCCTTTAATGCGAATCGTTACGGTATATCCGAAGATATGTAACGTAATCGTAATGGGCATGGGCCTCACCTCCTTTCGGAGGATGTGGCTAAACCGCCTGCCGTTTTGTGCAGCGCCTCTTTCTGTCCCCTTTCGGGGCGCATCCATCATACCATGCCGCGCCGCGGATTGTCAATTTTTGCTGTCCCTTTACCAGGGGCAGTTTTTTGTTTTTGCAAGATTATCGGAACAGATCCGCCAGCGTCTTTGTCTTAGACTTCATGTAGGAACGCTGAATATCGTTCCATTCGTCCATCTCCTTCTCCCAGCCGGTCCAGCCCTGCTGCTGCGCATACATGCGGGAGGCGATATCTACATCTACGCCCTCTTTCTCGCTGATTGCCTTGATTGCCATGCGATTCTGATAAAAACGATTTGCCATACAAATTCTCCTTCTTTGTCTTTAGTTTTTGTTTGCGGTTTCTTTCTCAACTTCCGGCAAGCCCTTGATACTAACCAGCAAGGACAGTATGCCGGACAGTATGGTGGCCGACAGAACCACCGGCCATTCCACCGCAGAAAGCACCGCTGCCGCCCCAATCGTGGCAATGGCGGTCTCTGCCATGGTCTTGATTGCACGGATTCCCGCCGCTTTCCACCAGGCTTTCCATTTTTCACTCATTCCCTTCACCCCCTCTCACAGCCCGATTTTTGCCAGCAGAAACGCAATCACTGCCGCGAAAACAGCCCAGATTGCTTTATCAGCCAACCCTTCCCACCGGCGTGCGGGCTTGATCTGGAGCTCACTCACCTGGCTGAGTGCCGATGTGATTTTGGAGGACATTTCATCCAGCTTGTCCAGAATCTGAACATACTGTTCGTCCCGGCGTGCGCTCTCAGTTTCCAGGGCCCGGATGCGGTCATACATCTCCTTATGGGTCTGCCGGGCCGCATCCAAATGGCTGTTCAGAGACTTCTCCAACATGTTAGCCTTTTGCAGCCCCAAGCATTCATTCCCGGGGTTAAAGGTACACTTGTCCATGGGCATAACAGCCCTCCTCTCTCTGTGTGGGATGGTTCGTCAGGGTTCCACTTCCTCCCAAAACTCCGGGCTTGTCTCCGGGGACCAGGTGTTGGTGTCAATCTTGCTGCGCCAGGTTTTGCCATCTGCGGTACAGCAATCCCCTTTGGCGTAGGGGGAAGTGGAGAGGGAGAGGAAGGGCAGCGCCTTGTCCGGGTCAGTGGACCAGACAAACCCCCACTGGGCGGGCAGCTCCTCCGGCTCCTGGGGATAGATTTCACTGTCGTAGACCTGGAGGAGCCGAACCACCCGCCCGGCGCTGGACCGGCAGACAAAGCCATCTTTCTGGCCTGCCTTGCGCTCCAGCATGTTTTTGGCAGCCTTGGCCGCCTGGAAGTCCGGGATATACTCCTCTGTGGCACAGAGTTCCGTGCCGGTCATGGAGGGGGATTCTGCTTGCAAGTTGACTGCGGCAGACTTCCCCGCCCGGCGCAGGGTATCCAAAACAAACTCTTTTTCAGTCAACGTCATTCACTCCTTCTCGAATTGCTGCCGCCATAGCGCCCCAGGTAACGGGTTCCTCCGGCTCTTCCGGCGGGAGGTCGGGGTGGTCTGCTTCATAGGCGTCCAGCGCCTCCTGGTTGGTCTCCAGGCTTGTCACAGCGCCGTTTTCCACGGTCAGGGTCACAAACCCCTTTGCCGCAAGATAGGGGCTCAGGAGATCGTCAGGGAGGGTCACACAGTTTGGGAAAGGTTGTCCCATGGGGTTGCCGTGGTTGCCGGTTTCATTGGGGGTTGGATTAATGTAGTGCATGGGTTACCTCCTTTATCCAAGTGCAATGAAAAAGTAGTTTGCACTTTTTGTATTAAGTTGTTGTGCGGCATTGCCTAAATACCAAGACAACGTATTTCCATCAAATTTGGCATTCAAGTTATACAACTCATTAGCCGAGCCTGGGCCTATCGAAAAGCCTTTTGTTCCAAGAACAAAAAAAGCAAACTTAAATCCAGAATTATCCTCTTTACCAATATTTCCAGCTTGAATATGGACGAATTTTGGTTCAAATCTAAATGTAAGAGTATTGGGATTTCCGCTCCCATACGTCCCCGTCCCCACGTAGGAACCGGTTTCTATGCTTGTCTTATCCCCCAACACCCCCAGATACTCAATAGTGGTGCCTGCGGGGATGGCGGGGTAGCCAGTGACCTGTTGCATTTTATTGACAAGAAATCCATAATTATATGGATAACCGAGAGAGACTCCGTTTTCAAAGTAACTGACAATGGCATCATCGGGGATATAGACAAGGTTAGTTCCTTCACTTCCACCATTATCTTTTTCTCCACTCACAGTAATAAATTTACCTCTAATAGCACTTTGAATATTACTAACCCAGCTATCATTAGTGGCATTTGCGGTATAACTTTTTACATTTTCCTGTGTCAATGTCCCAGTATCGGAAACTTTAATTGTCTCGGAGTAATAATAATTGGACGCATTACCAGTCCACGCCGATGCAAACAGGTATCCACTCACCATATCCCCCAACACATACCCCGCCTCTTTCGCATCGTCTCCCTCCTGGTAGGCATTGCGGTTGACAGAGGTTAGGTAGGTGATGTGGGTGCCTGCGGGAGTGAGGGGGTAAGCGTCAACACGCTGTAATTTATCCACAATGATGGTCGCCGAGTTAACACTAATTTGCGCATCATTAGGTACATAATATGTTTTATTTTGGTCTAAGGCCGGAGGGCCAAACCAGTTTCCAAAGTCATTTATATAGTATAGTTTTATATATTTACCCCTAAGCCATGATGCAGCATTTAGCGCATCGTTTGCTTGATAATGTGTTGTTGCAGAATTGAGTGAAATTCCGCCGCCATCATCCACTGTTATAGAGTCAGCGCAATTGATGTATGCAGTACGTTGATTCGAATTTCCTAAATTGATGAGTGCATTGGGTACATCGTCTAATGTCCTATCTGTATTGTCATCCACTAATTTGTACCCCGCCGGAACCTCCTCCTCTGCAACCACCGTCTTCCTCCACACATGGACGTTGCCGACGTTTGCAAGGACATTGAACGCATCGTTAGGGGTTGAATTCACTCCTGTGGAAAGACCCAGCGTGGAGATCACCGTATCTGAGAGAAGGTTTGCTTTGTTTAGAAGGGTTCCCAGCTGGGTCCAACCGTCGTTATTAATCCCATTGAAGTCTACTGGAAATATCCCTGCAACCATGGCCTGCATAAAATCCTCATAGGTTGGATAGAGGGACAAGGCTTCCCCTACTGTCTTTAGGTATCGTGAATTCCCGCTCCCTTTCATAATGGCGTCTTGCACTAAAACACACCCTTTCTTAAAATTCTCCGCACATGGCCTCTCCCGCCATGAGATAGGATTTATCCATCCATTGGAACATGGATTCTACTTGGACAAGGATCTTTTCCAAATTGTTCGCTTCCTGGAAGGTGAAACTCTGCATATCAGAGGGGGCTTCTGGAAGATCAGGTACAAAGGGGAAAGTATCTCGGATCCGTTTAACGTTAGAAACATATCCCTCAGATTGCTCTAATGTTGACTTGTCCTCTTTCACCCAATAATCTCTGCCCGGTTCTGGATTGACTGGAACATACGGGTTTACATACCCACGGGAATATAAACTATCTGAAAGGAACTCGGCAGCCGTTGTAACCCGGTTCATATCAGTTCCGTTATATGCTCCCTTATAGCTTGTCTGTGCAAGCTGAATTAGTTCTTCTTCTGTCTGATCTTCTTTGGATAAAATCGTAAGAAGTTCCTCAATGTCCGCCTGGCTACGGTCTGTAATGAGCCGTATAACATAAAGTCGAAAAGAAGAGGACAGACCTGCTTTGTCTGTTGCGGTAACAGTGATGTAGTTTTCCCCCACGCGAAGCGGCACCGTATGTGAGAACTGTCCGTGTTCATCAATAGCCGCTTCCTCCCCTCCCACAAGCAAGGTGACCGGTGAAGTCGTCACATCCCTTGTTATCCCTGTAACTGTGATCGATTCATCGTCAACGATTTGTCTGTACTCATGCACAGTCAGCTCAGGAGGAACCGTGTCTACAATGTAAACCAAAGATAAACTGGCTTGATTCCCGTCGTTGTCCTGGATGGAGGCGGTCAAGCTGTGATTCCCTTCGCTCAGTTCATTTCGTGGAGTATAGGTGAACTGATAACCTTTCTCCGTGGCCTGCGTGGAAATATCTCCCTCGACCCCATCAATCAGCATAGACAGAGAGGATGGATCAATCCCGGAGCCGTTCTCCTCGTCAAATGCTTCTACAACAAAGGTCGGAACATTGGTTGTCAATATCCCGTCTGCCGGAGATAATAGCTGAATAGTCGGGGGGACTTCCTCTTGCACCGTCAACCGAAGCCCAGGGATATTCGTCCCATCCGTTGTGGTGGAAACGCCCTTGTCATTCGTCGCGGTTATTTCTGTGTTGAAATATCCCCCTTCTTCATTGTGAGAGGTTTTGGCCGGAACAATGACAGCCTCATATTTCCTTGTCGTTTCATTAAATGTAAGAGTGTATTCCTGTCCATCGAACGTCGCTTTTACCGTAGTTATCGACATGAACTACACCTCCCCACTTTGAAACTCACCCGACACTCTGATCTCTTCTTGCTCTATCGTCTGCACATCAAGTACGATCACTTGGAGCAGCACGGAGTCTCCCACATTGGCAGTCGCTGGCGTAAACGTCGCTGAGATCACAATAGGAGACCACTCTTCTGCCATTTAGATCACCCCCATTTTTTCACCACTCTACAATAATGCATCCAGGTTTCCCATCCTGTCCCGGGGTACCGTCTTTTGGGTAGGATGCAATATAAGTTTCTGTATAGCCATCCTCAGAGGTCCACCGTGCATACTTTCCGTTTCTCCCCTGTTCGCCTCCAGCGCCGCCAGAACCTTCCAAGGCTGTTATAGTCCCTCCATAGTCAGGGCCTTTCTGTGCATATACAGCGCCGCTCTGGATGTCCATAATGCCAACCGGATATGGTTTTCCATTTGCAGAAGTGTACACTCCAAAAGTAGTGTCTGTGCCAGGGGTGCCGGGTTCACCGTCGTCCCCACGGCTGCCATTGGTTTCTCCGCCTGCACCGCCTTTCCCGGCAGTTCCACAAGAATAGTCATATTGTTGGTTTGCTATCGCGGTTACCTCGGTAATAAACACATTCCCGCCATCTCCTCCAATGCCGCCAGCCGTGTCTTCTGGGTCAAAAGAATCGCCCCATAGGATATTCCCTGCACCCCCTCCCATACCACCGGCCCCTCCCCCTATCAATGTAACGCGGAATTTCCCAGCCTCTTCCTTTACAAATGTTCCAGAACCTGTCAGAACTGTTTTGTTTGAGTATGCAGAATCATTGGGAGATTGAACGAGATAAGAGGGCATGTTTACCATAACGCCATCTGCCAGGGAGAGCTGTTGCTTATACAATCGAGCAGAGATAGTGGTGAAAAATTGAGTGTCTACACTCTGGATATCTCCGCATTCGCTGGACGGATTTCCTCTATGCTGTACTTCGAACGAACGTCCACCATACTCAAACAGGCAGGAAATAACCGCTTTTCTCGCATCATCCGTCGTATGAATAAATGGGTTATCTACACTTAAAGATATCTCGGATTCGGTGTTATTCCCTGGAAATACCACTTCTTCTCCATCATCCAACGTAAATGTAATGTCCGAAATATCATCATTTGCAGACATTTCAGGATAGGAGTTCATATTGTCTAAGGTAATCCTATTTCCCTCAATTCTTTGTAATTTCCCTACTCTTAATTTCCCGGTCTCAAAATCTTGTCTGGGCCAAGTATTTGTTGCCATGCATGCGAAACGAAGCATTTCACCGCACTTTTTCCCTGTACATTCTTCTTCTGCTGCTGTAATGGGGATATCCTTTACATCATCATCTACGATATAATTTTTCTGAAAGTTAACGCCAAGAGAAAGCATAATCGCCTCAATCCACCCAGAAAGCGTTGTGGGAAGTGTATCAGGGACAACAAATTTCCTTTTCGTCAGCGCCCCAATAATATCCAGAAGATCAAATTGTACAGTTAAATCCTTGAGTTTCCATCCCGCAGATTGCTGATAGTAAGTCCCGGCGGGCAACCATTCAATAGTTCCATCTTCCAACCGCATTCCAAAATCAACAATGATTCTTTGACGATCTTCAATGGATGTGAAGAGCGTATTCGGAGCATAAGGATCGAATCTGTGGTTTTCGTTGTACAAAACAACTGTGCAAGTAGAATATGGAATGGACAATCCAGAGAATGTAACCTCAGAATATGTTTCAACTGATTTTAGGATGGACCTGTCCCAAATTTCATATAGGCCGACCATCAGCCGGGGGATTCTAACCCGTCGACCGCCAAGGCTCCATTTCTTAATGGTAACGCGAATTTTTGTAGGGTTTTGAACGGTAAAGCCATCCAAAACAGTCAACGTACTTTTGTTCCCTGTTTTTGTATCTGACCAAAGAAGGGTATCGCCGCTGTAAATATCCAACGTAAATTCTGTTCCAATTCCATTGAATTCTTTTTCACTGAACCGGAAAGAGAATGCTTGCAATATACTTAGGTTTTGAATTTCAAACTCAATATAAGGATATGGTTCAGAAAAGACGCCGAAAGAATCACATAGAGATTCAGATACCCAACCAACTTGTCCTATCTGATCCATTGGGTCATCTGGTCGGATATTGAAAGTTCCGTTCAGAATCCATCTGTTAGGTTCCAAGGTCGCTATATTCTGTTCGCTCTCTGTTGTGCCACGGTTTGTTACCTGATCTGTTAAGGAAATATCACTCTCATCATTTGTTGTTATGTTTGTTATGATCATATCTGGGTCATATAGGTCAAACACAACTCGCACAAATTGTCGCCTTGAATCAGATATAACCGCTTTTTCATAGGCTTCACTGTGATCAATCATGCCCATCAATCTCCTCAAAGGTCAGTTTGTATGCTGCCCATTCAGGTCCGTTATCTCTCCAACGTGTAAGGGAAGGAGATGGAGGCTCCATCAAGTGAAACCACCCTTGTACCAACTCTGTGCCACCTGTGGATGGGAGAAAGAACAACTGATGCCGACGTGATGCCTTGAATACAGTATTGAGACGGGACATTGTTTCATAGTCGATAGATGAAAAGTTGACTTCTACCACCCATATAGTGGCACGGATTTCTTCCACTCTTCTGCCGGATATCATCCGCTCAGATACGCCAAGTTCTTCCTCATAGGCGGTGTAATCCCCTTCTTCCAAGTCTTCAATTTCAATTCCGTCAATTGACAAAAACATATTTTCCATTTAATCACTCACAATTCTGGGGGACTGATCCTCTACTGCACGAATATCATTAACGATTGCTCTTGCAAATGCTTTCCCGTTGACGTTCAGAACAATTTCCCTGTCTCCCCGTGGTGCACTGGCAAAAGACACAGCGTTTGCTACCCTGTACGCGCTTCCGTTACTCTCCACCTGCTTGGCTTCCATGGCGTTATCCGTGCTGCGTGTGAGGCGGTAGGAAGCACTCCCAGCACTCACAGTAACCGTTTCACGAAGCCTTGCCGCAGCGTTTATCCGGTTAATTTCCGCAATAATACCATCGGCAACTTTCTTCGCTGCGGAAATTGCGGTAGAACCTTCTTCCTGTACACCAACGGCAAGGGATGTCATAGCATCCTCTCCCGCCGCTTTTAGTTCATCAGGCATTTTGTCCACGAATTCTTGGTTAAGAGATTCAAACTCATCCTGATAAATCTGTGCCGCAATATTTTTTGCTGCTTCCGCCCGCTTCTGGTATGCCTCCATATAGGCAGTATATTGATCGTCATTCAGGCTTAACAGTTTTTCCGCGAAGGCCGTCGCCTCGTCCATCTCCATTTGAAGAATTTCGGAATAGAGGCCAGCATCAACCCCTTTTTCCTGAAGGGCAAGCATCGCATTCCCATATCGTTCAATCTCTTGAATATCCTTATCCAGGTTCAGAAGACGGGTTTCTCCCTTATAATCTGTTTCGAAAAGATTATCTCCAGACAATTTGGAAGCCAGGGAATCACGATCACTTTTCAGGTCATCCAAAGCACTTTGATACTCATCTTCCATCTCCTCAAGAGCATCAATGGCACTCTGCAATTCTTTCTTCTGTGCCTCTTCCTGCTTTTTTAGCTGCTTCTCATTCCAATCTTCTTTGAGCTCGGCTATCTCGTCCAAGATATCCTGTCGTTCATCAACTTCTGCCTCTTCCAGCCGTTCATACTTTTCTGCCAGACTTTTTTCATAGTCCGCGAGCTCCTTTTCATCTGCCCGCTTCTGTGCTGCGGCCTCAATCTCCGCAATCTTGTCATAAAGTTTAGAGGTTTCTTTTAAGACAACATCAGCAAGTTTTCCAGCCGCTGCTTGTGCGTTTTTTGCCTTGTCATTTAATCCAAGTACTAAACCGGCAACAGATTGCTCACCAATCCAGCGAAACGCCTTAGAGGGAGAGTGGATATCCAACGCGCTTTTAGCTGCGGCAAGTGCGCTCTTTGCCATATTGGATGCAGCACTGATTGCTTGGCTTGCCCCTGCATTGATGCCCGCAGCAACACCGGAAGCAATGGCCAGTCCAACACTCTTCGCAGCCCCAGAGGCACCAGTTGCGGAAGAAAGCACCGAAGTAGTCACAAGATTATTCAGCGCAGAAACAACATCAGGCGTCCCAGAGGATATCCCAGAAGATATTTGTTCGACGATTTTAGAACTAATCAAAGTCGAAGAAGCTGTAGCACCCAAGGCAGCCTGAACGCTGCCATCAATCATTCCGGAAAAAGCTGTGCTTAGAAGGCCGCTGGAAGAGGTAATTGCTCCCGCCGCAGAATTGACAGCTGTTTCACCAACCGTTCCTGCGCCTGCCGCAGCAGAATCACCCGCGGAGATTGTGTCTCCCACCACCCCTTCCATGGTGGATGGCATAGAAGATGCCGATACCTTGAGGGAGCCATCTGCATTCGTGCCTATCGTATACCCTACTTGTTGCCCACCAGATGCCGCTACACCTTGAGCTCCAGAAGTAGCGTTTCTGACTGCGGTTTCAGTCGATTGCTTCATTTCTGGTTCCGATGATTTTACACCGCCTGAGAATCCGTCACCGAGCCCCTGTCCTGCTTCGTTTCCATTTTGATTTGATGCCTGTTTTCCCGCTTCACCCGCTTGATCTGCAACTTGCTTAGTTGCATCTGAAACTACTTGTCCATTTTCCAAGATGGAATTTCCCATGAGGAAATCCCATGCGGCTGCGTCAGTTGCCATTTCGAATCCCATGGCCTGAAGAACCTGTCTGGCACTTTCAATAACCTGGCGGATACTCTCCGGCAATACAGCGGCATTTGATAGAGCACCATTTGAAAGAAATTGAGGAATCTCAGCACCTGATTCTATGAATTGTTCCAACTGTGATTGCAGTGAAACTTGCATAGCCTGGAGAGTTGCCGCCTGCACTCTTTGCGTGTCCTCTCCCATAGTGCTCCAAGATTGCGCTGTGGTATCGGCTAATTTTGAGAACGCAGCGCCCATTTCTTCGGTTGCTTGGTTAACCTCGGCTTTGTTTTCCCCTGTGAACTTAACTATGTCTGACTGCATTGTAGCAAGGGCGTTTCTAAGTTCCGTTGGGTCCATTGCCGCAGCAGCATCCTCGTAGGCAAGAATAACTTCCTGGTTATCAAGCATTGCCTGCGTGGTTTTTCTGTACGCTTCTTCTGTCTTCTCAACATTTCTTGCCGCTTCTGCAATGAGTGTTGCGGATTGATGTCCCTGCCCAGCTGTGGAATTTTGAACCTTTCCAAATTCAATTTGAGCGTCTTTCCAGTTTTTCAGTGCATCAACATTGTTTTGCACTAATTCTTGCTGACTTGCAAGGGCCTCCTCATACTGCCCCTGCATAGCGTTCAAAGTTGCTTCCTTCTCCTTTTGGAAAAGCATATCTTTAATATTGTCAGCAAGTTTAACGTAGCTTTCCCCTTCTCGCTCGTGCATTTCAATTGCACCGGGGATAACATTATTTATTAAGTTCGCAAGGGCATTCGCTCTGTCTTCTTGTCCTTTTTCTACTTTTCCATTCGCATCGGTAAGTCTATCTAACTCAACAATATAATCTTCTGTCTTGTCGATCTCAGCGTCTACTTTGCCAAGATTTTCTGCTGTGGTCTGTGCAAGCTCTTCCTTTTTTTGTTTCTGTTCCTCAATCCTATCATTGAGGTCGCTCATGGCGTCGTTAAGCTGCGCTTGGCTATCCGATGCGTCATCAGTTACTGCGTTGTAAATAACGAATGCGCCGGCAATAGCCGTGACCGCAGCGAGAGCAGCCCCCCAGGGAGTTAATGCCATTACCGCATTGTACGCTGTTTGAATGGCCGTTCCCGCCTTGGTGACCATACTAAGTGCCTTTACTGCTTCGGCGCCTGCTTTAACCCCTGTAACAAATTTGGAAATATCGCTGATAAGTAGCGCGGCCTTAAATACTCCAATTGCAGCTCCGGCAGAGGCAAGAATCGCAACAAAAGTTTTCACCGCATTAACAGCCTGGGTAAAATCAAAGTTTTGGATGAACTCCAACGCCGCATCCGCGATATCAGACAACGCCGGTTTGATTTGCTCATAGATCGAGATGGCAAGATTTTGGGCCTCAGTCTTGACCATCTGCGTTTTGTGCTCCAGCGTATCAGCCATTGTGCTATACGCTTTCTCTGTGGTCCCCGCGCTGTTCTGTAACTTCTCCAGGTTGTCGTTGAAGGTGTCAAGTCCCTGGGACACAATAGCGTTTGCAGCTTTGCCAGCTTCGGCACTTCCCCAAAGATTCATAAGGGATTCGGCGCTGCCATCAACATGATCAGAAAGAACCTCAATCACATCACCAAGGCTCTTTCCTTCCTTCATTAAGGTGCCAAAGCTCTTGCCGGTTTCTTTCTTAAGGATTTTCCCGACTTCGCTGCCAGTATCTCCCAGCTCATTCAGCATGGAGGAAATATAGGTTGTAGATTCTTCCGTGCTGATACCCGCCTTTGTTAGGCTGACATAAGCAGATTCAAGGTTTCCCAGATTGACATTGTAGGCGGAAGCTGTACTAATCGCCTTGCCCATTGCGCTGGCAAGCTGGTCAATCGTAGTAACACCAAGGTTTTGCGTCTGAATCAGGCTGTCCGAAATTGATTCAGCATCGGCAGCACTCATCCCATACGCATTGATAGTGGTTGTGAGAACAGAAAGCGCAGATTCTGCATCTGTGAATCCTGCTGTGGCAAGTCGGGTTGCATCCCCAACAAGTGAAACTGCATTCGCAGTATCGCCAGTTGCGGAAATGGCGTTGTAGACCGCCCCAGACAATTCACTTGCGGACACCCCCATCTCCGAAGACAAGTTTTGGATAGAACTTCGCATGTCTTCGACGGACATCTGTGAAGTGTCCATGATGGTTTCAACCTGGGCAAAAGAAGATTCAAATTCTGTCCCGATTTTACTTACCGCGACAAGTGCTCCAGCGGACGCAGTTGCGACAGCGGCAAAACCTTTTATAATTCCATTTAGTGCCTTCGACGCCACAGAATCAAGGTTTTGCAGTTCTTTGACCGTGAGTTGTGTGCTCTTCCTCTGCTTCTCAAGCGGGTCATTAGACTTCTTGGACTTTTCTCTCGATTTTTTGAGTGCCTTTTCTAAGTCTGCAAGAAATTCGTCATAATCGCCCTTAATTTCAATGATTACAGAACCATCTGCCGCCATGGGTTACACCACCTTCTCAGTGGGCCCATCGGCATCTCTGGCACTACTTGGACCGTTCTATTTTAATTTCAAACCAGCGCCCACAATTTCTACCTTTGCAACGTAGAAACAACCCTTCACAAGAAGCGTTTTCACTTCGTAACACTGGCATTTCGTACCCGCACATAGGGCATCTGATTTTAGTTAGACCCTTTTTCCACATGCTTCTGGGCCTCCTGATACCGTTTCCGCACCTTTTCGATCAAGGCAGCGTCTCTCTCTTCGACAGTCTGCACTTCTCTCCTTCGATCATCCTTAATCGCATAGAGAGCCCTCATTTTTTTATAGTGTTTCTTTTCCTCTTTACTCATTTTGGAAATGTCGGCTGTGCGGTATCGTATGCGCTGCATGAAAAGCGTTTCGGAGGGAAGATTAAATAAGAGACGACGAAAAGCCCACCAGTGCAAATCATCCTTAGATAGGTCTATCCCATACGCTGACAGAAAGGAGGCAAGGATAGCTTCTGAATCAATTTCAAAGTCATATACCCTGCCTCCTTTCTTTTTTGCTTGTTCTTGTGTTGCCTCTTTGCTTTCTTCCCCACGAAAGAACCACAACATTGCGTCGAACGCTGCGGATATATTGGAAGGAATCCCGCTTGGGTAAAACAAATTCAAAAGACCTACAACATCTGGATTTTTTTCTTTCAGAATCTCAAGTTCGATAGAAATCCCAACGCGAAAACTTGGATTAATCGGGAAGAATTGCCCATCTACATCTACGCTGGTGGGGAATCCGTTAAATGGATTCTCTCTCACGATCTTTTACTCTCTGTTCAGCTTCGGCACGCAGCTTTGCCCGTTTTTCCGCTCTCAACTGGGAATCATCCATGATAGAGGGAGAAGAAGGCGGATTGAAATCTACTTTCATAGAGCTTACAGTTGCGGATACTTCTTCGCAAAACTTGGCATAAGCATTGATAATGTCTCTCGCGTTTACATTGTCGCCGAAACACTTCTTGCTCGTCCCTTCGCCACAAAGCACATCAAAGAAATCCATAAATGCATTGCACATCATTCTGATTGCCTTAATGCCATTTTTGGCGGGATCTTCTTGAATCATTTCTTTCACACGTTTTCCAACTTCAGCGATCTCTGTCACACCATTGGTATATAATTCCAAGTTGACGAGATCGAAAGTATCATACTGAATCTCAACGCCGTTAATATTGTAGGTCTCCATAATTTATCCTCCTGTCAGTTAAACACCGGAATCGTCAGAATATGTGTAGGCAGCGGGAGCAGAGGTCGCCATAATATCAATGTCAATTTCCGAAGATGCACCGGCATCCCCGGACCCATCAGAGTTCACAATGATAGATGCTGTCCCCTTTTCTCCCTCTCCTGTCAACAGAGAGAAATACACATAAGGTTTAACGACTTTCTGGCCAGTACCGAACTTGATTGCGTGAGACAACACAAAGTCTTGGAATTCATCTCCAAAGATACGGTCACCAGTAACATTGAATGTACGTTGAGTAGATGTTTTGGTAGATACCGCCCCCTGTCGGATATACGCTTTTTCATCCGTTTCGGGGTTCAACTGACTATCCACCGATGCAATACCGGACTGAACTACGATATAATTAGCTACTTTTCCGGCTGATTCTTCCGCGATATCTACGGCAAGAACAAAATCGTCATTTGTTGCAACCCCCGCAAACTCAGCGGAAGGGGTGTAATCAGCCATCAGAGCGGAAAGTTTCATAATATTTCCTCCTAATAAATAAATTTCGGCTCGTCGGCTCACGAAAAAAATCATTCAGATGTGTAATCCATCGTCATAATAATTTGGTGATCTTCTGTTCCATCCTCATATCGGTTAAATAAAACGGAATCAGGATCACTTTCGCTTCGAGAAAATTTGACAACCTTTTTTCCGTCCTCTAATTGAGGAATTGTTCCATTGTTGATAATCCAGTCTGCAAAACTTTCTAAGGTTTCATCAGCAGTAAGACGCTTGTTATTGCTGTTCCCAGGGATAACACGGTAAATGATCTTGAATGTATATCTTGCTTGATATGCACCACGAACATATTTCCTAACCATAAATGTGCCCTGGGGCGTAGACAATGACATCCCTTCGGCATCATCAGGAACATAAGTGAAGTTGATCACCCCAACGGGCTTATCTGGCCAATTATTGAGCCAAGAAAGCAATGATCTTGAAATAGATTCTTGCTCTTTATTCGATATTTTTTGTGCCATAGATACCTCACTTAAAGGACTTTTTATAGGCCTCTTCCCACCTGGACATGAACTCTGCCTTTGCCGGTTCAATCCAATGTGGTCGAGCAGAGGACCTTGTAAATACCAAAGATTTTCCTGATGGAACCTTCCGAACTCCGGTGCGGGATCTCCACGTCCCATCGGGAAGCCGAAATCCCGCAGCTCCTGTTTGAGGGTCTACGTAAACAATTCCTTCCCATAGATAATGGGCATAAGGACCGGGATAGATAATTTCATCATCTAAAATCCTTGTGCGGGCAGCTAAAGTGCCATTCAACCAAGGTAGGAATTTGCTCTCTGTATCTTTCGCTACATTTTTTGTAAGTTCTTTGTTTGCTCTATCAAGTTTCGCTTTGATCTTGTCAATATCAATATCGACATGAATAACGACACTTGCCATTAAGCGCCACCAACTTCCCAATGCTGCATCGAAGGAGAGCCAAAATCTTTTGTATCCACTTTGGTGATCCTGTGAACATTATCGTAGATCCGATTCATCCACTGAAAGTCCTTCCCTTGCTCAACGATTTCTCCCTTAACAAAGAAAGTAGTTGAGCTTTGCATAGAATCCGTGTCAAGGGTCCACAAATTGCTTTTATCTTCGGCAGCTTCATATTGCTTTGGGGTTGCAAATCTTTTAGGAAAACCTGTAATCCCATCAATAGCGTTTACATTAAATGGAATAAATAGGTTAACGACGTCTGCACCTTCCAGCCCACTTTCTCTCACATTGGCGGCATGAGCAGCATCAAAGAACACACCCCGCAAAATGGTAATGTTATAAACAGATTCGAAAGTGACTTCATCTTCTGTTATTGTGTAAACAGTTATAGAGTGTGGGGCGTACATGGAAAGCACCTCCCACCGCGATAGAGCAAGCCAGTTCTTCCAAGATATCTGGATACAATGGAAGACATCTCAGCTGTAGAATTCTTCGCTAATTCTGCCGAACTTCGGTAACTCACAGAGTAACTACCAACCGTCTCACTGGACTTCTCTCCGGTTTCGCTTAGAGATGATTCTTGCGCTTTCTCAACAACCTTGTACTGCTCAGCAAGAGCACAACAAGCGTCCTTTATTTCCAGCATAGACGCATGCTCAGAGGCTTTTCCAACTGTGATGTAGTCCAGATATTCACTTGCCCGCTTTGCCAGCATTGGGAACTCAGATTCTGGAATCAACGTCCCAAGGTAGGTTTCTTTGTAATATGTATAATCCGCATATACCATAAGAAACCTCCTTTATTTTCCCGACTTTCTGGACGCTTTTGGTTTAGGGTCAAACGTAGCTTTTTTGAAGTTGAATATTACAGCACTTTGCTCATCAACTAAAACCTCAAAAGTATCATTTTCCTCAACGCGGAAAATAATATCTGCATCAAAAGGAATGTCCTGTTTGGTTGGCGATCCATTCTTTTTGAACGTCATTACACTTCCGGTTTTCGTCAGATGAAACGGGAAATAATACCCGCTCTGCTCTTCTGGGGCGCTGCTGAATTCCGTATAATCAGGAACATAGTGGAATGTCCCGACTACGGAACCATCTTTCTTAACCTTCAAATCATCACCTACAAGCTCTGAGACTTGTTTCCCCAATAGGGTCTGACTGCTGGGGAAGAGCGTTAAGATGTCAGACCCGATCATTCCCCCGCCGGTGCATAAATAGCAAAGGGAAATGCCTTTGTATTGTCAACATTATAGGCGTTGATCGGGTTGGGGATTTCCCAGCCCAACCGCATAACGGCACGAAGCGCCACCATGTCGTTCTGCATCAAGTTATAGAGAATATTCCCCGTGGATGGATCTTGTACCACGCCGCTGTCGAAAATCTTGAAGGTCATGTCCTGTCGGATGGAATAAACCAGCTGGCTCCAGTCACCCACGATGGCAAGGGTCTCCTCCGGGTCATAAGCACCGTTCATGGGAAAATACATGTTCATTCCGTCCAATGCGTAGCGGGTATCGCCCTGCATATCGGTCTTAAAGATAGGCTGACCGTTCTTGTCCACCAGGCCACGCAGCTTGGCGCGCATCTGAATAGCAGCCATCACGCCGTTGGGGATATAGCCGCTTTCCTCCACCTTTGCGATCACGCCATCCTCCCCCATGATGTCCTTGAAAATGTCGCTGGTGGCTGTCACAACTGCACTTGCGGTAGTAGCTGAAGGGACGAGTCCCTCACGCCAAGAGGTGGGCTTATCCGTGCCATAAAGGATGGCAGCATCGATAACCTTACCAAACGCCTCTTGGAGGCGGGGACGAACCTCGCCCCAAATGTCATAATCACTGTCGTCTAATACCGCCTCGGGAATGGGGACGATAACGGCGATCTCCTCGGCGTAAATTTTCTTCTTGTCCCAGGCCATGTTGGTGGTCTTTTTCAGAGAAGACTTGGAATCGGATGCGCCAGTGGTCGCCTCTCCGTTCACAAAGTAGGCGGTGGGCAAAGCATCCAGCACATTAAGAATCTGCGTTTTGCTGGTCATATTGGGTAGCCGCCGGGCCATCCGAAGCACGGCAGATTCCGTAACAGCGCCCTGGATAATCTCGCGGGTCACAGGCTCGGGGATAAGCCCGGAAAGTTTACTTCTGTCAATAATATCGGCCATTGATAGGCTCCTTTCTTATTTGAGTGCGCCCCGTATAAGGGCATTCATTACGTCATTTTCTCCTGTTTGGGGCTTTCCTCCGCCCAAAGGGGCGGTCCAGTCAAAGGTGGTCTTCTTGCGGTCAGCGGTGAGTGCGTCCACGGCCTGCTCGAAGGTAGTCTTATCGTCTACCATCTTCCCGGCCTTAAATGCAATAAATTCTGCCTCTTCCCCACTAAGACCCTTTTTAAGTACATACAAATCTCTTTTGAGCTGGTCTCTTTCGTTTTCTGCTGCGGTCAGCTTCCCGGAAAGAACCTCTCTCTCCCCGGTCAACCGTTCCCACTTATCCCTTTCAGACTGCTGATTTTCTTTCCATGTCCGGAACGCATTTAACTCAGCTTCATCTGGGATACCCTTTGTTGCCTTTGCTACCGCTCTTGCTTTTTCTTTACTGATAAGCGCGTCAACTTCAGCCTGAGTAAAGGTCACCTCACCACCTGTCCCCGGTGTCGGGTCCTGTACAACAGGATTGTTAATAGGTTCAGCCATTTTACAAACCTCCGTTTTTTGTTTTTGGCCCGTCGGCCACCGTTTAACGCCCGTCGGCATAAAAAACGAGCCATTAACTACCAAATATGGTAGTCAATGGCTCAATGGCTCTCGATCAGTTATATTTGATTTCTCCAGACCAATTACATCTGGTCCCATCCTGTCTTTTTTGTTTGCACATAACATATACGCCGCGTGCCCCAGGTTTTACTGGATGGATTTTTTTCCCGCAATTTGGGCAACAAAACCATGTTTTCCCATTTATCTCCTTAATCAATATGTAACCGCCGCCCTTTCGTATTGTGTTGGAAGTCCAGCTTTTTTGCTGAACGCATCATAATATTTCCGAAGCCTTTTAATTCGAATATTTACAGCTTGCGCGTCCTCTGAAAGCGCCGCAGCTTCATACGCCTTAGCTTCTCTTCGTAGTTTTCTAAGCGTTCTTTCCACTCTCCGCTGCTCCTGACTTGCTTCATATTGATTATATTCTTTCCCTTGATAAGCGAAGGGCGGTTTATCTATCTTATTTAAGTCCTCATCTGTATAGGTTCGATAAGATACTCCTTCTATATACGGATAATATCTGTGGTAGCAATTCCACCCTCCGAGACCGGCACCCTGTCCAAAACCTGTTGTCAACTCAAAGTCTTTATACTTTCCTTTTGAGGTTTTCGGCTTCTTTGACCAACGATATACTTTCCCTTGCCATGACGCATGGTTCTCAATCCCATACCCGGTGTTTCTTGCACCTGCATGAGCTGTTACCTCTACGAGATCGGTCTCCAAGTCATCTTGCAATGTTTCCATATAAACTGTATTCATTCGGTTTATGCTGGACATTACCGCCCGCCGGACGGACACATCTACTTGATCTCTATGTCCACTTTCCCAGTCAACCGTTTTTAGGCCGCTATCCGCCAGACCCTTCACAGCTTTCCTGATAGCCGAGTTATAATCAATCGCACCAGACATAATCTCAAGTTCCGCCTGGTCTAACGCCCATTGATATGCCTCCAACGCAGACATGACTTTTGGGGACTTGCTCATCCCAACAAAACCCATCGAACGAGTGATATTCCTATATTCTGAAAGGGCTTGCTTTCTAATCGCCTCAACATCCACGTCGTTAATCATTAACTTTGGCGTTGTAATCGCTGCGATTGTCAACATTTCCTTCGCATAATTTTGATATCTTGAAATTACATCATCAAGTAGTTTATTTAACTCTTTCTCTCCAATCTCAGTTGCAGAAGATATTGCTTCTTCAATTTCTTTTAGATCAATTCCATGGCTCCTTAATGCTCTGATTGCTTCAACTGTTACCTCATTAAGTTCTCCTGCTTTTTTTAGCCTTTTACATATCTCAATAAGAAGTGTATCTTCGAGCCCCCTAAACAGCTTTGCGAGCGGTTCTGGCATTGAATCTAAAACTTCTGGAGTGAAAGGATATCTCGGCATTACTCCACCTCATCCTGTTCCTCGTCAGTCATATCTTCCATGCGTGGCAGCATCTTTTTAGCGGTCTTTTCATCTTCATTATACCACTTCATACGATATTCCCAGTCATTCATGATTCCGGCAGCTAAGTCTTGCCGATCATTGTTGCGCTCAGTTGTCTTGTCCTCAATGATAGAATCGTCAAAATCAATAGTAACTTTCGCATCCTCGTTCAACCCCGCCTTCATAGCTGTGTTGCCCAATTGCAAAATGATCTGGCACAATTCCCTAATAGCCTGCTCTAAAATAATTTCATGCTTTTTTATCGTTCGAAACATGGTGCTATTTTCACTAATAACTTGAGTTGCCGTTGTAAGATTCCCTCCGTCAAAACGGTAATAGGTTTCTCCGAATCCGCATTTGCTCGACAAAAGATTTAATTGAGTTTGTATGCCTGTCGTGTGTTCATTGGTCCGCAAAGTCATATCAATTTGGGTAATTACTGCACCGTCGTCTGAAATGTCTTCGGGAAGTACATAAAAAGACAAATCATCAGGGTCAAAAACCGGTTCCCCATCTATATATTTTGTCGCTGCCGGTTTTACCATGATTCTCTTTTTGCCAAGGATGAACTCATTTACGTAACTGTCAAATGCAACGTCTACACCCTTTAAGTTATCAATAGCGTTCGCATATACCGGAATACCAAGCGGAATAGAATAGTCTAAATTGTTTGCAATGTTGGGTCGATCAATAACAAATCGTCGCTTTCCAGAGCCGGTGTGAACAACAGGTGGAACCTTCTCGAAACCAGAGACAGAAGACAAGGATACTTCTTTATCTACATTTCCATTCCTATATAGATAAATCCGATTTTCTATGTCATAAAGTGCATTGACTTTATGGTGAATTTGCAGGTAACAGTAATCTTGTCCATCAACCGTAATAATACTATCAAACGCGCATTCTATGATAACCCCGTTTTGCCAAGACAGTGGCCAAATATGTTCCACAGTCACATAATCGATGATGATCCCAGATGCGCTCCCTGGAACAGGGCCTTCTTCCGTTACCTCCATGCCAACAACACGTGGGATAAACGCTACCGTTCCAAGGGCAAAAGCGAATTCCTGCATTTCATTGGATTTTACCCTAAAATTGTTCTCTTCAAAAACTCGATCAATAAACGCCTGCTCCTTAGAACCTTCCAGCGTAATTTCAACACGCTCGTTCATGAGCAAATTTGCCCAATCTTCTGGTATTTTCTTCCCCATATTGAGAGAATATCTCTTGCACCGGACGATACCGCTCCCGTTACGTATTTTATAGCGATGGAACCCTTTCACATCTCCTTCGTGCCAGCTTTTCCATTCTTGAACTTTGGAATAAAAACTCTCATTGATCGTTGTGAAACCTAATTCTTTTAACTTGTCTGCAATGGTCATTCTTTCACCTCATAACCGGAAAATGCCGGACCATAATCGTATTACAAAAGTACCTTATGTCATCCATTGCATGATCATCTTCTTTAATTACTTTGTCTACCGTAGAATCTTCATCCCAACGATATAATCTAAACTCTCGGATAGCATCTTTGCAACTACGATGTATTTTGAGACGACCATCTTTCAAATAAACCGATGTTCTTCTAATTCCATCCATAACATCGTTATTTGCTTTTACCACTTGGAATTCTCCGTGGCGAAAAATTGTCGTAATGAATGAGGCGGCAGAAGGATCAACTATAACGTAATCCACATTATATCCCTTCGCTAAATCTCGTAATGCCTGATAATACTCTTCGTCTGTTTTTTGTATGTTGGTTCTTCGTCCACTGTGATAGTATTCTTTGATCCGAACCGCCCCTTGTTTTGTCACGCACCACAGCCCAGCGGAGAAAGGATTCAGCGTGCCATAATCTACGGAAATATAATATCGACCTGATGCAGGCTCTTCATCCACCACACAATGCTCTCCAAAATGCGGATATACCAGCCCCTCCGCCGGAATCCACAACCCTCTAATGAACCGATCATAAAACACACCGGAGAACATGGACTCATACTGCTCAATGACCTTCTCCGTCAGCCCTGGGTTATCTCGCATGGTGAAGTGGAGATACAACGCATTTCTTTCATCATGCTTCTTAATCCATTCCAGATAAAACCAATGCTGCGGGCTTTCTGGGTTGCAGGAGAACCATTTCTTGTTCCCATCCACAGAACAACGCGCCAGGGCCTGTTCCACGAAGGAACGGGGCATAAGCGCAACCTCATCCAATAGAACACCTGCCAGCGTTCGCCCTTGAATGAGCGCCGCGCTGCTTTCATCCTTGCCGCCAAACACCTCAAACCAATTTGTCGTAGTTCCCCGGCGCACCTCAAGTATCTTCTCTGACCGGCGCCAGCGCATGGTATACTTTTCTTTTGCCAGTGTCATAGCTGTGAAAGGGACAATAATATTCTTTGAGCATGAATCAACGGTTTTCCCGCAAATACCAAACCGCTGACCAGAAAAGTTTTCCATGGCCCAGCGAACAAACGCCCACATCATGATAGAGGTTTTGCCCGATCGGACTGCACCGTCACAGATAATGGCATCATATTTGGAGTATGGGAATGCAAGGATTTTCTTTTGTTGTGGACTAATCATCGCTTTCCAACCCTTCCGCCAGTTCTCTCAAACTCTGGCTCAAACCATCTTCCTTGGCATCATTCCCAGGACCACCGCCAAAGGCTGTGAATTTATCAATCAGTGTCCCAAGCGCTGTCGTAACCTCTGCGGCGCTGCGCGCATTCTGAATCTTCTCTGGAAGAACGGCAAGTCCTACCTCAATAATATCGCATACTGCTTGCCTGCGACTTTCCATGTAGGCCAGGATATCGGCGGTATTTTCTTCCTTTTTCTGTTCTAACTTTTCCTCAATGTCTCCCACCTTGTCCAAAACTTTTCTCACTGTTTCCCACGAGACGCCGTTTCGTTTGGCAGTGAAATTGACCGACTGGCATTCCAGATAATCAGCCACTATTTTCTTTTTCTGCTTATCCGTCAACCGTGCAGCCATAACTAACCTCATCAATAAAAATCTATTTTTGGTGGTTCCTCTTGGAATCGAACCAAGGCCCGGCAGTTATGAGCTGCCTGCTCGACCTTCGAGCTAAAGAACCGGATACCCCTTGCGGGGTATGTTGCGGGTTTTGTCAGGCTTTCCGCAGGCCTGTTTACACTTCCGCACGCACCTTCTCTGAAATGGTCTGCGTCTCCAACCACAGGTTTCAGAGAAATGGCGAATGGCGCGTGCTTCGGTTCACTTTGCGGCCGCAAAGCAATTTGCTGATTCGATGGGAGCACAATCTCCTTCCATCAAATTTCCCCAGCTGGGAATGGTCACCCGTTTTGGAGTTGCACCAAAATCCGCTCTGGCCGGGTGATAGGGAGACGAGAACAAGGCTCTCGCTCCCAAAGAAAAAGGAGGTACGCCCGATATTGAGACCGCCTCGGAGCCGGGCGAAGGAGGAAGAAAATCTTCTGTTTTATACATAGCGGCAAAGAAAATAAATTTTCTTTGCCTGCGTATGTATAAAACCATTTTCTGTCTAAATTATATCGCAGCCCTCCATTTCGGTCAAATTGTTAGACGATCTTAACACTTTGTTTACAATTTCAGTTTTGTTTCTATGTACGTAATTCCAACCGCATACGCCGCCCATACATCGGCAGAGAACCCATAGAACCAATCTGGGTTCTTTTTGGTTCCCTTCCCGTTTTTTAGATCATGGGTTGCAAATCGATCAATCAGTGCGCGGCGAATATTGCCATCCTTGGCCCTGCTGTCATGGCAGAGATGGAGTTTTTCATCCTGGCGGTATATGTAGTCCACTGGCTTCTGTGCTGCTTGCGTGAATCTCCCCACCCATTCGCAGGTTTCAAAAACATTGCGTCCAACCGGCATGCCGTAGCTTGCCAAGCGTTCAATGACCACAAGATCATACTTCTCCAACTGGAGCACCAAAAGGACCTCGGCATTTTCTGCTTTGCCAAACCGCAGCGGACGTAAATCTTCGCTGTCTATGAAGCAATAGGCGCTCTGCTTGTCCCCTGGGTCAATCGCTAAGATTGTCATTCATTGCCCTCATGCTGTCCGCCCTCCCCGTCGTGGACTTTCTTTTTCATCTCTTTTGCGGCTCCTTCGCCTACACCAAGAGCATACGAATAAATCATCCAGCAAACGAAGCTTCCTACCCAGCAGAAAACCAAAACAGGCATCGGGACTATAAACCATCCGTTTGCTTTGACAATAGACAGGATGATGCCCAGAAAAAGAAGCAGTTTAATCATCATCGTAGCCCTCCCCGTCGTGGATGGAGCCGATGACCTCAATTCCGCTCGTTGACAGATGTATATTTACGCCCATGCTTTCAGCGCCATTCAACCAAACACAAAATCTATTCCACTCTTGGTCATAGCATACAGGGGATTCTTTTTGTTCGCCGTTCCAGTTCGCCCAATGGATGATATCCCCCTCAAAAATCTTCATTCCGTTCTTATCAGTTATTCCGGTGTACTCGCAGACCGTGGAGGGGTCAACCTCAACTTCATCGTACTCGTGGAGGTTATCAATCCAGCCGAAAAACGTAATTAGACTACCATCATGGGCGCACTGGCATTTCCCTTGCCTTTTTAAGGTGCAATCAGCACGGTCATATACCGGATATCCTTCCACCCATTCGCCATTATCCAGCCGCTTAGCTTTGAAAAGGATCTCTCTCATTCTGCGCCTCCGATGATCTCAATTAAATCAAACTCATTGCTCGGACGAATAGATGGGAAAAATTTATTTGGAAAATCATTTTTCGCTCTGTTTCCTACTTTCCACCATAGTTGTCCATTCTCATAACGTCCAAAAACAATGTCTTTTCTCTCATATAAACTCAAAATAAGCTCTGCTATCACTATCTCTTCTTCCGTCCAGCGGGGCTTGCGGATGATGTAATCAGCGTTGTTGATAATGTAACAAAGTTCGCTGGAGGTTACTTCTCCACCACGTGCATTTCTGATTTCTCCATTTGCACCGACAAAATAAGTTTTCGGCTCGTCAAATGGGAAGTCATTAAACTGGAAGTTCTGGTTTACCTCCACCCCCAGCACCTCGCAAATTCTTGGCTTGCCCATGCGAGCGCCATAAGAGCAATAGTCCGTTTCGGTAATTTCCATTCCGGACGCTGGGCAAATCAGAAATCCCTTCTTGTTGATTTTTGCGTCCTGGTAATATTGGCAATCTTTACAGCGCACCACCTCCGCAACGTCGGCGGCGGGGATATCCATAAGCTCGAATACGCAATCCTCAAAAATCTGTACTGCTCTTTCGTCGTTTTCTTCTTCGCAATCGCGACGATAGTTTTCAAATTTCTTAACAGCTATCGCCCTCTCAATGTACTCCTTCATTCCTTTTCCCTCCGTAGTGCGGCCTCAATTTCCAAAATCGAGAATGTATGACTTAATGGCTCTGCATTCGGTATTTCAGTCTCCGCCGTGATAAATATATTTTCAGGCGTGTAATCCTTAATAACCGCATTGCACCAAAACCCTGTGCTACTCTTGTATGAAACTTTATCCCCAGGTTGGCACGGCATCACCACGCACCGCCCCTCTTTGTCCGCCTGGGCAAGCTCGCGGAGACGGGTAGTTTTGATGTCCTTTACGATTCCCAATCGTAATATATATTTCTCTGTTTTGCACAAATGCTAAAACCCTTGTAAATAAAGGACTTTTAAGATTTTTTCATTTGATTTTTTTGAAAATATAATGAAGTTTCTCATTTTTGGCAAAATCAAATGAAAAAAATCTTGAAAAAATAGTGTTTCCTTATCTGTTTAAGCTGTCTTGTATCGCTTTTTCTAATTGTTTTGCTATTTCTGCTCCGCTTTTACCGATAATACTGTCAATATCAAGGCTATTTTCGCTAAATTGCGTTTGAAGTATAAACATCTTTGTTGCTATGTCTTGCGGCTTGTTACTTCCGTTAAGTAAATACTGTAACTGCATACCTCTAAGCAAATCCATAATCTGCCCCCTTTCTATTGTGGTATTGATTTTTGAGCGGTGGAGCGGCTTTTCCTTGCGCCCGTGGGTACTATATATATTTTATTTTAAGTACCCACGGACATAAGGAATAGCGGAAGTAATTACTTGATATTGTTCAGGTACACGCCACGCCCTCCGCTCAATAATAAGCCGCTCTTTATAAGCCTTGTTCGTGCGTTCTTGTCAATGTCTAATTGCTCTAATTCCTTTGTTGTGTATTGTTCGGCTGTCAATATCTCTGTATAGCGTTTTCTCATTCGCTCAATACCTTTAGCGGCGTTATTATCCCTGTTATACTGCGCTGTATTAACTTTCATATCGACATTTTGTATTATTTCTATCTGTTCTGTATCGTTGAAATCTACTGTAAAACTGCGCTCTGTACTACCTGTATCGCCGTTTAATGGTATGGGTATTAAATCGCCTATTTCTATCATTTCATTTATCCATTGTTCCAATATCTTCTTTATAGCAATCGGCATTGTTGTATAGAAACTTTGAATATTACAAAAATGTATCTGGCTTTTATAGTAGGCAATATAAGACGGAAGCGGAAAATAACCTCTAACGATATGATGTTTTATCGGATAAGTGATTGCCTTTTCCCATTCTTCCCAATTCATTTTTTTTCCGTGATATATTCTCATGCTTTCGCCGCTTGTAATATAATAACAACATACCTTGCTATGCGCCTTATAGTCATACTTTAAGCCGCACCCGAAAGTTACAACTTTTCTAACACCATCTTTGTATTGTAGCTTATAATAAATGCTCTTTGCATAGTTATTTTCATTATCACAATAGCTGAATAACTCTATTATTTGTTCCTGTTCTGTTTCGTCAATCTCTACCAAATCAGGATAATGGTATTCTAAAATATCATATATCAGGCAACAACGCCGATTAGCTGACAAGTTTTCAATATCCTTTGCTAACTGCCCTTTGAACTTTACTCTATAAGGGTATTTCTTGTATTCATTCGGATAAAGGTACTTAAAAAATTCCTCTGGCGAAAATAGTTTATTATCGTACTTGATTTTATTCTTATAGTGCTTGTGCCTTACATAACTTTCACCAAAAGTATTTTCTTCTCTTTCTAATTCCTCTGCTACCCATTCAGCCGCTAAGTAACGAATATAAACTACTTTCTATTGCTGGATAGCATTAGACATAGCTTTCTTTTCCTTTCATTATGGAATTAGTTTTGCTATGCGCTCCAATACAAAGCACATAACATAAGTAATTCCACAATGATTTATGAAAATAGGCTTTCTTACGCTTTTGGTCAAACTCTTACTTTCTATATCTATTATACCTCAAAAATTTTTTTGGAGCAAATAAGCGGCTTTGCGCCACTTTCCCTTTTCATCTGTATTAGCCGCCTTTGTTTCCTGTGTGTCTGCGGCTTTCCCAATGTTCCAATACAGACGGACAACGCCGCACCCCTACCCCCGTACCAGACGGATGGGGGGAGCGTTTCGGGAAAATCGCACTCTGCGGCTCTGTGTTCGCTTTTGGCGGGCTTTTTCCCTACCGCAATAGGAGAGAGGGAAAGACGAGCGGCGGCGGCTCTGCGGCGGCGGGAGCGGCTGACAAGGGTATTTAGGCATAATGAAGCGGCTAACACTTTTCATCGTGTTAGCCGCTCTGTATTTCTATCAGCTATTCAGAAGTTTGTAAAATGTCGTGCGCTTCATATTCAGCATTTCCATAGCTTTTGTAGCTGTAATATTCCCCGCTTTCATTTCTGCGATTACACTATCCCAATTTTCGGGCTTTTGTGCTTTCGGTCTGCCTAACTCTGCACCTTTCTCTTTGGCGGCGGCTATTCCCTCTGCCTGTCTTTGCTTAATGCTGTTGCGCTCTTGCTCTGCAATCGTGCCTAATACCTCAATCAAGATATTATTTACCATTTCCATTACCCATTCTTGACCGTCTGGAAAGTCAATCATTGTTGTGGGCAAGTCAATGACTTTTAGCCTAATGCCGTTTTCCTTAAAGCGTTCTAACTCTTTCTTAATGTCGCACTTATTGCGGCTTAACCTATCAAGGGATTTAATAATCAGAGTATCGCCACGCCGCAACATTGTATTGATAAGTGCTTGATACCCTTTTCGCTCTAAGTCTTTTCCGCTTTCCTTATCTACAATAATATTTCTTTCTTCTATGCCTTGTTCTCTAAGTGCAATTAACTGTCTGTCAAGGCATTGTTCCTTTGTGCTTACTCTTGCATATCCATAAATGCGGCTTTCCATTTCTTTGTCCCCCTTGTTTCTTTCTGTCTTTATTGTACTATTGTTATTCGTAAAAGTCAAGCGTTATTTGCGAACATTCGCAAATAATTTTTGGACTTATACGAATAATAAAACAAGGGTTTTTCTTGCCGTTTTCTTGTATTCGTTAAGGTATACCTTTACGGACTATTGCTTTCTTAGTCCCTAAAGTCAAATAAGTCTTTAGGCTTTATCTTAAATACCTCACACATCTTAAAGATAAGGTCAAATGATATACCAACATTACCTAATTCTATTGCGCTTATATGACTTCTTTGTATATCTAATAATTCTGCAAGTTGTAGCTGTGTTATTCTTAACGCCTTTCTGTAATATACAACATTTAATCCAAACTTTCTATACTGTTCCCTATATTCCTCTTTCATGCTATCACCTCACTATGTATAGTGTAGAGGCAATAGAGTAGATAATAAACTCGCCTAAAACGTCGTTACGACGTTGACAGTGGTCATTTTCTGTGTTATTATTTCCTTACGACATTTGAACTATACAGCACAAGAAAATAAGGAGGTATAAAGATGGAACAGCAAGCAACAAACAAAAACCTTAAACCGTGTAAAGCCTGCGGAAAAGAAATGGCAAAGAGTGCAAAGGCTTGCCCTCATTGTGGAGCAAAAAACAAGAAACCTATCTTTTTACGAGGTTGGTTTATTGCAGTGGTTGTGCTATTAGTCGCCTTTGTTGTGTCTAATATTCTAATAGCTAAACCTAACTACACAATTACTGCCACAGTAGTAGAAAGTGGAGAAACTACTACTTACAAGGCAAATGAGATAAGAAACATGGTAAGAGAAGATGCACAGGCGTTTTTAGATACTTTTGTAAATACAGAAACAATTATCGAATTTACCGCAACTGTCACTAATCAATACTCTGCCGCTGACGCTGTACTAAATCATGATATGTTGAATAACGCATATAATGATAGTTGGGTATATGAATGTGATGATATTCGTGTATCTTGTTTTACTTATCCCACTGTTGAAGTTGGTGACGAGATAGCAGTTACAGGTATGTTTGACGGAATTAGGGTCGTCAATAATGAGATTGAATATATTGCAGTAGTTGCTACTTCCGTTGAAAAAGTAAAGTAAATGATAAATGAAAGGCGGTTGACTTGTTCAGCCGCCTTTTCCTATTGACAAATACAAATCAAGCCTTTATCATAAAGATAACAATAAATAATGAAAGGCGGCGTTAGTAATGGCAGAAGAAATTAAAACCCCTGAAAGAATGGAAGATGTAACAGACATTAAGGAAATCACTTTGCCGCTTATCTATGAATACATCAAGCGGCAAGGTGAAGAGGATGAAGATTGGCTTATTGATATTTTAGAGGGTAAAATACCAACCGACAAGACAGACAAGGACGGCAACCCCATTATGCGGAAACGCACCTTTATTGAACAGCGCAACGCATTTACAAGAAAATACTTCCCCGACCTTGCGCCGAAAGGCACAACTAAAAAATCGTCTGTTACAGAGGACATCTTAGCCGAACTCAAGGCAAGGAAGCGGCGGCGGTCTTAAATCGCCACGCCGAGCGGGAGCGGGAGAGGGCGGCGGCAACCTCTGGAAGCTGTCCCCCGTTTCCCTTTGCAGAGGGCGGCGGGAAAGAGGGCAAGAGGACACCACAGGCGGCAGCACAATACAACGGCGGAGTGGGAATAGCTCTGTAACGCCGTAGAACGCCCGTAGAACGGTTTTAACAGCTTTCTGGTATCCCTACCATACCCGAACACATAAACCGCTTAGAACGCATTTTAGCAAGCAAATACAAGCAGACATAGAAAAAGAGGGGAGCGGCTATTTTTCCTGCCGCTCCCCTTTGTCGCTTTTCTGCTCTTGCGCCGCTTGCTCTTTCGGCTTGTCTGTTAGTATTTCCTCAAATATCAGGGCAAGCGGCAAATCATAATCACACATACCCGCCCCGCCTTTCTTAGTCCTTGCGCCTGACTGTCTTTCTTGCGCCGCTCCTTGTGATATTGTCGAGTGGATTATATTGCACAAATCTATCCTTTGCCATGTCTGCATAAATGTTCATGTAGTGTTCACTCATAGCAAGTGTAGAGTGTCCTAATATCTTTGATAGCTGTACTACATCGCCGCCATTCAAAAACCATTCTCTTGCAAATGTATGGCGCAAGCCGTGAATATTCGTTTTATTAACACCCCTGCTTGTGGTATACTGTCTATATCCTTGCGCTAAAGAGGCTTTAGAAAGTTGTTCGCCGCTTATATTGCAGAATAGAAAGTCATCTTCTTCTACTCCCTCAATACGCCACATATTGATATAATCACTTAATGACTTTACTAATTGCGGTGAAAGATTAGCGGTTTGTAATTTCTTATTCTTTGTATGCTGATAAAATACCTTGCCATTCTTTAGGTCTATATCTTTCATTCGTATTTCTACCAGTGTTCCCAATCTTGCACCAGTGCCGACAACAAAACAACAAATTGCCCATGTGCGCCACTCTGTAAACTTTGCTTTTCTATCTGGCTTTCTAAGTAATGCCTTTACTTCCTCAACAGTATAATCTTTCGGCATTTCCTCTTGTACCTTTATCAGCTTAATTCTAAAGCGGTCTATATATTGTCTGCTTTCGTCCATACACCAATACATAAATGCCCGCATATCGCTTAGATTATGATTGATTGTTGCCGCCTTTAGTCCCTCATCCCTCATGGCGTTAGTCCATTCAATGAACATAGAGCCGCAAATATTGCCTGTTTCTTCCGCTCTATCTCCAAAGTACTCCATGAACTTTTTATAAGTTGTCTGATATGATTTTAGTGTTTCTTCTACTCTGCCCAATGCTTTCTTTTCTGCTATGAACTCATTAAAGGGATTTATTAAGTATTGATTGTTTGCTTCTTCTCTTGCTGTCATTTGTACTCTTTTCTTTGTACCTGCTATAGTAAAAACCCCCTCTGGTAAAAAATCAAATTAAAATTATGGCTTGATTTTACCATAAAGATTTTAGTGTTTCAAGAAAAAATCAAATCATATAAATAAAACTGCACAAAAAGAAAAAAGCCTTGCGCCACAAGGCTTTTAACTGTTTTTAGTTTGATTATTTTTTGAAAATCGCCACTTTAGATTTCCAATCTCTGAGCGTTCTCTGTCCGTAGAGTCATCCCGCGCCCATAAGCATCAAGTATACGATCAATCTCCTCCGGCTCCAGGCCCGTTTCCTCATAAGCAGCAAGGCGGTCAAGGATTTTACTATCTATCTGACAATCTCCGCCCATCTTCCTGCAATCATCTCTTGCCATATTGCATGTAATTTCTCCATTGCCAAGCCTATGAGTTAATCTTTCCATATGCTTCTTTAGATGACCCAACTCCATTCCAAGCCGTAAAATTTCAGCGTCTTTTGTACGAGCAAAATCTAAAGATTCACGAGCTTGAGACATCTCGGCCCGCAGCTTCTTATTTTCGGATTGGAGAGTTGAGAGGGCGGTGGCGGCTTCCATCCTCTCTTTGTCCACCAAGTGCGCAGATTCTCCCCAGCACGGTTTTTTAAGCCACTCAATCAGCTTTTCGTAGTCCATCAGGTGTCCTCCTCCCCCTCCGGCGGGCGTTCTTCCATCTTATCTGCGGTTTCTGCCATAAGTGTAGCAGCCTCCAGATAAGATATATCTTTGGGCCCTCCATTTTCGCCCCAAATATCCCAGAAATAAAGCTCCCCATGCAGTCGCTTGTTGTTGACTATCGCTCTGGCTCCTGCTCTCAAAGCGAGAAATAACTTTTCATTCTCCATCGACTTCCCCTCCGGCGGGCGGTTGGAATTTTTCAACCTATATCCCTCATCAAATGCGGACAAGAATTTATCAAGAATCCGGTCCCGCAGCTTGTTATATCTTAACAGGTTATTGTGGCTTCCACCTTTGCACGGTGCGGGCAACTTTCCAAGCTCCCTCATCTCAACAATCATGCGGGTTATGTCTTGATTGATATCATTCATCTTTCAGCGTCTCCTTCCACCACGTCCCGTCTGGTTTATCCCTCCGAATGCTTTTATAAAATGCACATTTACTTGCTTCGGTTATGTTAAAGTGAGCACTTGGGCAAACATCCTCGAAAGCACAACTGTCGCAAATATCAGCCATCTTTCAGCGCCTCCTGCATCCTTTTTTTACAGCATGCTATAAATTCTTTTTTCAGGTCACGCCTTTCTCTGGTTTCCCAAAGATAAAAAACGCTATTCACGATCTCATACATGGATAGCCCTGCGACTGATAACGCACCTACAAAGAACAAAAATTCAATCATTATTCAGCGCCTCCATCCTCTCCAGCTCCATCTCCACGGCCTCGTCCGTCATGGAAGCGCCGCAGTTGTGGCAATAGTTATAACCAAAAATGGATTTCGCATGACACTCACTGCACTCGTCATAGCCCTCATGCTTAATCCATCTCCCATGCCACACCTTCTCCACCTGTTCCCGGCTGACGGGGCGGAGGGCAGAAATAGCTATATCAATCGCTTCGTCCAACCGTCTTCTGTCCCACCAAAGCCCGTTTTTCAAGGTATCAATCGCTTCTTCCCGTGTCATGACTGGGCCTCCCCTTTCGTACTGATCTCCCCGCCGCAAGCCATATACCCCGCGCCATCAATCCAGCTATCAATGTGCTCCGGGTTTGCAGATGCCCGGGCAATCTTGAGCAAAGCCATCATGGCCGCCACATCCTCCGGCTCTAACTGTACATGGACCCCAGCGGCAACACACTTCGCACTGAGGTAGGTGTGCCAGAATTCCGCAATCAAACGGAAGCTATTTTCTGGGTTTCCATAATCCTGCTCCCGATCTCCGCAAACGCACTTCTCCGCAGCGGCGAGAATTTCTTTTCTTGTCATAGGGTTCCCTCCTTCTTCTTCCTTGGCATTCCAAACCTCTGCGCCATATAACACTTCCTGCCACAGTAGATGTCCTTGCCTGTGGTTGAGAGAAATTTTGTTTTACACACCGGGCAGGTTTTAATCTTCCATGTCTCTCTGTCCATTGCTCCACTCCTGATAGATCCGGCTGGCCACCACATCCCGGCTGCCCTGGTACTTTCCGTGATACTGGCTTAAAATCTCGCCGGTGGTGGTCTGATAATAAATCTGGCAAATCTCCATGCCGGGGTACACCCGCACCGGCTGCACGCAGGTCAGTTCCAGGGTCCAGTTCCCAGAAAAGCCCACATCGCCAAACCCGGCGGTCACGTGGACAAAGATGCCCAGGCGGCCAATGGAGGACCGGCCCACCAGCATGGGAACCAGGTTGTGGGTCTCGGTATATTCCATGGTTTTGGCCAGGTAGAGCCGCCCAGGGTGCAGCACCAGGCCCTCCTCCGGGATCACCAGCCGCCCCGTCCGGTTGTCCTGCTTCGGGTCCAGGACAGCCTCCTTGTAGGCCATCAGCTCGGGGGACAGCCGCAGGTTGTAGCTGTTTGGTCCCAACCGGGATTCCTCCCAATCGCTGATGATGATGTTGCCCGCCTCCCGTTGGAGTTTGATTTCGTTGCCGGTTAGAATCATGTCGTCTCCTCCAGTTTTATCTGTTCTGGTTTGAATGCGCTGTCTTTGATGTCCACATAACGTACGGTCCCGTATTTCTCCAGGTCACAGGCAATCGCCTCCCGCGTCCCTTCGGGATTCTCAAGGCTGGACGGAATGGGCCGCAGCTTTACGGTGATCTCCCACATGGCTCAAAGCTCCAACAGGCGGCAGAGTGTTCCCTCTACCCGGGCCATGGCATGCCGCGAGAGATAGTCCTTTCTGCGCTGTAAGCTACGCTCTGGCAGCGATTTGACGTGCTCCAGGACCGCCACATAGGTTTTGCCTTGGACACTCTCCACGGCGATATGGGACGCCGCCGCGTAGCGTTCCCGGGACACCAAGGGCGCCGCCACCACGCATCCGGTTTCCCGGTTGTTCTCGGCGGAAGAGAGAATCAGCACCGGTCTGCCGTAGTCCTTCTTTCCGCCTCGGTATCGGTCGGTTATGTAAATTTCGCCTTTGTGAATCATGTCTGCCTCCTTGCTGTCCGCCAGTTCCTTGCTCTGGAACAGTCCATGTAATATCCGCCTGCCATCTCAAACAGCCTTGAGCCGATGGCTTCATCGCCCCGGAGAATCGCCTCCAGCGTGTTCTCGCTGGAAAGGATGGTGGGCTTTTTGCTGATGTATCGCGCGTTAATCAGCTCGAATGCCAGGTGAACATCCGCCGGCCGAATTTCCCCCTTCCAGAAGTCATCCAGATAGAGCAGCGGCGTATTTTTCAAGGGTTCGGTTTCCTCCCGAAAATCGTCCCGATCATTTCCAACTGCCTTGGCCCTTCGCGCAAACTCCCGCCACGAAACATACAGGCCGGGTTTGCCGCCCTCAACGATGGCCCGGAAAATGGTGGTGCATAACGTCGTTTTCCCGCAGCCCGGGGTCCCGCAGATGATGAACCAGGAGGGATCTCCTGCCGCGATTTGCTGTACGTAGTCTTGCGCCATGGCAAGTGCTCTCCTCTGCCAGGTCTCCGGCGTTTTCCAGTTCTCCCAGGTGCAAGCCGCCAAGGCATCCGGCGGGATTCCGCTGCGGTCCATGGCCCCCATGGCGTCACGGATGCTCTGGCATTTGCAGCGCTGAAACCGCAGCGCCCCATTTTCCTCCACCGTCATGTACCCGCCCCGGTCATGGCACGTGGGGCAATGATAGCCTTTCAGCGTCCCGGGGGTCGCGTTGAAAAGTTCCGCCCGTTTCCGCTGTGCTGCGAAGAAATCAAAACGGCTCGTCGTCCCAGCATCCGTCAGTCGCGGAGGGGAGTTTGTCGATGATTGGGCCCTTGTTGGGAAGTCTTGCAAATGGATCATCCTCCTTTGCCCGCTTTTTCTTCTCGTCCTGGAGCCGAGTTACCACCCAGTTCAGAATGGCTCTGTAATCGCTCTTGTAGGTCTTCCCCGTCGCCCCTTTGTAGTTGTCCAGAATCTCGATCAAACGCTCGGTGTCGGCGGGGCCATGAGTGTCAAGCAGCTTCTGGTGCTCGGCATTGGTCATGGAAACAAACTCCGCCCATTGGACCTTGGGCTCTTGTTCAGATTCTCCGGCAGTTTTTTTCTTCTCCGTTTTCGCGTGCGCCCTTTTACGTGGGGGGGTGGGAGAGAAAGGGGGATTATAGGGGGATAGAGAGATAGGGGTTTCAGGGGAAAGAGAGGAAGGGGGAAGAAAGGGGGGAAGAGAGGAGGGGGAGCGTCCATTTTGGACAGCAATTTGGACGTTATTTTGGACACCATTTTGGGCATTCCCCTGTTTTCTCGCATGATAATATCGTTTGCTATACTCGTTTTTCTCGCGTCGTCTCCGGCCTCTCCGACGAATGGATTCTAATATCCCCTGCTCAATTTCCCCCCAATTTTCCTCCGCCTCCCCACCAGCAAGAAGGGCCAAAATGACCCTGTCCCGCTGGATGGGGGTAAGGGGAAGTAGGAGGCTCCGATCCTCCTCTGTGAGAGAAAGCACAATCATAAGCGAATCCCAGAGGTAGAGATCGAACCCCCGCGTTTGTATAAAAAGGCTTTCAATTCGTCCGGGGAAAAGTAAACCCGGCTGCCAATGTTGACTGCTTGAATATCCTGAGATTCCCTCAACCTGTCCAGAGTATCGGTGCTGATATTAAGGGCCTGAGCGGCCTCTTTCCGGGTCAACAGCAATTTTTCCATTTTAGACTCCTTTCTCAAAACGGAAACGGTCCGTCGCCACTGTCATTGTCCCAGGGCAAGGGCCCATTATCAGGAATGGCGGCGAAGCCGTTAGAGGGCGCTGCGGCCTTTTTCAAGGGCTTGTCCGGGGGCAAGGTGTATTCCCCGCTGCGGACCCGATCTGCGCTCATGGCGCGGAAAGGACGCACCGCCCAGCCGGTTTTCCCGTTATAGGACCATTCCTCATTCCGGA